TCAATTAATTCAACTTCTGATGATGCGCCAACTTTAATAATGGCAATACTTGATGCCAAACGAGTAATGCGCTCTTGTAGAACTTGGCAAACTTGCAAGTCATCTTCCTTGGTAATTTCTTCTTTTAAAGTTTCAATTCTCTCTTCAATTTTGCTTTGTTCTCCAGAACCGCCCACAAGAATTGTATGACGTTTACCAATTTCGACTCGTTTGACTTGACCAAAGTGTTGAAGTTTGCAATTCTTAAGTTCCATACCAGATTCACGGCTAAAGAAAAATGCTCCAGTTGCAACACATAAATCCGATAAAATGGCTCTCTTCTCTTCGCCATAACGTGGCGCTTTAATTGCAACAACTTTCATTGAACCACGCATAGCGTTCGCAATTAAAGCAGCAAGTGCTTGACCTTCCACATCATCAGCCACAATTAACAGGGGCTTATTATCGCGTGAAGCGATTTCAAGCACTGGCAATAGTTCTTCAACTGATGTAAGCTTGTGGTCTGTTACAAAAATATTTGTATTCTGAAACTCAACGGTTGATTTGCGCTCATTATTTACAAATGCCTGCGCCAAATAGCCGCTATCAAAGCTAAATCCGTCAACAAATTCTAGAACTGTGTTGAACCCCTTAGAATCTTCAATTGTAATCGACCCATTTTTGCCGACCAAATCAACAGCTTTCGCAACAAGCTGACCGATACTTTTATCATTGTTAGCGGAAATAGTAGCAATGTGCTCAATATCTTCAACACTTGAGATCTCCTTTGCATTTTGTTTTAAATAGTCAATGATATGCTCGCCAGCAATATCCATGCCTCGCTTAATTTCAATTGGCGCATAACCAACTGCAACATATTTTGTTGCCTCATTAAGCATAGAGCGGGCTAATACTGTTGAAGTTGTAGTACCATCGCCAGCTTCGGTATTTGTTTGAGAAGATGCTTGTTTAATAACTTCAGCTCCAAGATTCTCAAATGGATCTTGAAGCTCAAAAAATTTAGCAACTGTTACACCATCTTTTGTTATGATGGGATTTCTACCGTTTGCTTTGAGAATAACATTTTTACCCTTTGGTCCCAATGTAGTTCCAACATAATCAGCTAAAAGATTAGCGCCTTTGACAATTTTATTTGTCAATTCATTACCATGATTTAATTGTTTCATTATCCACCTATTCTTGAATCATCCAGCGATCAAGCATTTGTTCTGCGCTCATACGTGTACATGCGGGTACTGGTACGGTAGTAGTAGTTGCTTCGACGCTTGTGGGCGCTTGAACGCCAGTTCCGTTAGTATAAGATGCCGTTTGTTTTTTGTCAAGTGTCTTATTTACATTTTTTTGTTCTTGGATAAGAACATCGACTAGATTAACCTTGCTGAAAAAATCTTCTTTAGAAGAATATGGGCTATTATGCTCTTGAATTATACTGCTAATAACTCCATGAATCTTAAACGCACTTGGCGCATAAAAAACATTTTCATTATTAACAAGAAGATTGTTATCACGAAGGAAGCTTAGAAAACACTTGCTGTCTTGATTCATTTAGAAGTGCCTCAACCTTGGTTTGTTGTTCGGTTAATTTTCCATTTACCACATCTTTCAAGGACTGTTCCAACTTGGAACTAATGTAGCTCTTGAAAGGACACATCCAATAGTACAGGGATGTGGTAAAATTGTCAAGATAGCGTGTTGCTGGGGGCTGCTCTTTATAAAGCCAGTAATAACACGCTATGGACATTGAATAACCGCGATATTCTAACCAAGTTCTGCCTATGCTTGGCAGAGGTAGCAAGAACAACAAACACAAGATCCAATACAAATTAAAAAAACTTAATAAACTTAACAGGGAAAATATCTGTGGTGACAAATAAATTAAATTATAAAGGAAGCCATATTTTTTATTATCACACATATGGACATATTCATGTGCAAAAACAATAAAGGCTCTATTATCATCATCAAAATACGACAGATCGGGAACATAAATGGTGTTCCCGATCGTCGTTACGTAGTGTGACATAAATTTTTTATTAAAGAAGAGAACTTTTGATATAAGCCTCATGAGTTTTGAATCATTTTTACAAATGACTTTAAAATCTGGAAACTCTTTAAGAATAACTTTTTCAATTAATTCTTTTGTTTTTCCAGAACCGTAACTCATGCTTACCCGCGTGATAATCTTTCCATTACTCTTTTGGTAATGGTTTCAGACAATCTTTCAACTTTTTCTTCTTTTTGGATACGAGCCATTACTCTTTCAGCAACGACCTTGGCGATTCTTCTTTTTGATTCGTACATGGTTTCTTCGTAAGAAGATTCATCTTCCATTTCAACTTCTTCTTCGACTTCTTCTTCCTCGCCGCCCATATCCATATCTTCCTCTTCGCCGCCTTCTTCTTCATCAACAACGTCGATTAAGCCAGCGCCTTGTAGAAGATCAACGATTTTTTGTGTTAAATCTTCTGCGCTCATATCAGTTGGCTCCTCGGCTGGTTCAACTTCGGGTGCTTCGGGCATACCCATGTCCATTTCTGGTTCTTCTGCGCCCATTCCCTCTTCTTCGTCGGCTTCCTTCATTACTTTTTTAGGAGCCTTAGCAGCCTTGGCTGGAGACATTTTTTGGTCTTTAGTGCCACCAAAATGCTTATCTTCAGCTAATTCTTCACCTTCGTTGAAGTTTTCAGACAAAAACCCTTCGCCAACTTTGGAAAGATTAGCGAGTTTCAAAAACTTTCTAACTGTACTCTCATTTAATATTGGTTTCTCTTTCATTGAATATACTCCTTTTGTGTCACACACACTGTTATAAATAGTATGCAAAAATTATAAAATACTATTTTCAGTGTTGTCATCAATTTCTATCGATTCGTATGTAATATTTTTTCCTTTCTCAAAGGATTTAAAGGTATTATACCATTTGATAAACTCTTCAAATGTGTCTATTTTAATATCCATTGTCTTATTATTTTGTTTTTCATCTGTTATTTTAACTCTGTAAACTGACATAATAAGCACCTCTCTGTAAAGTAATTATTCTATAACAACAAATTTTTCAATTTTTTTCATAGCTCTTTCTTCAATTTGTTTTACTCTGACATAACTTACGCCAAGCCTCTCTGCCACTTCTCGCAATGTAAGAGAACCATTCTTTTTAACACAAACAAAAGTACAGTTTAAATCTTTTTCATAATCTAAATAATAATCACATTTTGTATTTGTACAAGGATAACCTGATTGTAATTTTTCATCAACACATTTCATAAATCTATTCCTTCACTTTCGATCAAGTCGAAAATATTTGTAATTTCTTCATCAGTAAAAGAATGCTTGTCATAAAAGCGTTCTGTCTTGCGTAGAATAACAGCCTGTCTTTCTCTCTTCTTTTTAGACACGCCCATGTTTTCTTTTAGTTTATTTACAAAACTGCGAATGTCTGGATCTTCACGCAAGTAACCCAATATAAAAGCTTTAAGAAGTTTTCCTTTAGTGATGTAATCGAACTTTGTTTTTGTCATTAACTCAACATTTTCATGTTCAGTTAATACAGTTTCAACCTTCTTCATTATTTTCCATCAGTTCATCAAGGAATGATGTTATATGTTCTTCGCCATAACCAGATGGGGGCGGGCTGCTAGGATATGGTATCTCTATGCCATCTTCTTCATACAAAACATATATTGCTGGAACGCCATCAGATTTAAATTTTTCATACAAAAGGAATTCTTCATCAGCATCTACAATATAAAATTTATAAATTCCTTGAAACCTCTCCATCAAAGAGATTTTTCTGTATATTGGCTTAAGTTTTTTACAGAAATGACAGCCTTCTCTGGAAAAGAATATAACTGTTGGAACATCAATTTTATCTGGAAAACTTTCCAATGTAAGTTTTTCAACGTTGCTCTTCATTTACTTTACTCCAACAATCAGGGCAGAATAAATCTACAATGTTTTCTTCTGCAAATACATTCACAAACCAAGTTTGTGCCATTTCTTTTGATTTTTTATCATAAGGCTTCTCGCACAAATGACATTTGTCGGGAAGCATATTAAATAGACCAACCTTGTTGGATACTTCTTTCTGTAGATCTTTTTCTTTCTTTCTCTGAAGTTTTCTTGTTGCGTTGCTCATAGTTCAAATCCCGTCATAATTGGATGACTATTGTTCAGATTGCGATCAAACACAACAATCATTGATGGGAATGGTGCAGAGTTGAGTTTGCTTGAACCATTCTCAAATTTTACACGACCTTTTACAAACTGAATAAGGTCAGCCTTCATGCAAAACTTATGAAACCATTTTGTATCTGTTCGTGCTGGGATTAACAAGACGCTGGTAACATCGTTGTCTTTATATTCTTTATAACATTTCTCAACCCAACCAGCTACATTTGAGTACGGCGGATTTACAAACGCTACTTCGCCTGACCAATCTTGAATAAGACCATCATCATCCATAGAAAAATACTTCCAGCACTTACGATTATCAACTGTAGCGCATGGATCTAGTGTAAACTTATAATATTCGTTTAATTTGTCAAATAACTTTTGAGGGGTATTCCACTCGTCTGATTTGCTTGAGAACATTACTTCTTGAGTTTGGGTATCCATCATGCTCCTGTTGAACCAAAACCGCCATCTTTGCGGTTGGAAATAGTTGGTGTACGAGAATAAAGGGGGACTTCTGCTGGAACTTCAGAGAAATCTGTAAGTTCTACCTGATAGGTTACAATCTGTGCGATCTTGTCCCCGCACTTTATAACTTGTGGCTGTGTGCCAATGTTGTGCAGATTAATTAATAATTCGCCTTCATAACCAGAATCAATGATACAAGCCCCGACCACCAATGATCTTTTAGCAGCCATACCAGACCGATTTTTAACTTCTGTCACAAAGCCATAAGGTGTTGCAATTTGTAAACCAGTTCCAAGTACGGTTGATTGACCCGGATGAATTACAACATCTTCATAAGCATAAAACACATCTGCGCCAGCATCGCTTGGATTGGCGCGAACAGGTAACTTTGCTTCATGATTCAATTTCTTAATATCAACGTTCATTTAATCCTCCAAAGATAAAACATTATATAATTTTTTTTATTAAATGTCAAGACAACGCCAGTTCTTTCCTAGAGAACGTGTTGAGAAGCCCCAATTCTCATCATAATCAAGGCGAGACAGATACGGCTTATTTACGTGAATCTTATCACGATTCTCATCAAAGTTCCATACTTTGATTTGTGTCGTCGTGTTTGTGTCGTCAATCACGTTCACAATATAAAAGTTTTTGCCATTCTTCGTTGTCTTTTTAGTAATGTCGCGTGGAATAAACCAGCACACTCCAAGTTCAGTATCAAATTCACCAACAGGTGGCACTTCATTTTGTTCTAGCTTTTGTAGAATCTTCTGCGACATAACCAAATTAAATGGGAACAAACCAGTTAGTGATACCACAAACTCGATCTTTTCTTCTTTTGTAAAGTCAGCCACGTTATCAAACTCTTTGATTGTTTCCTCAAACTTCTCTTTCTTCTTTGGCTTTTCCTCAACCACACAAGTCCAGAAGTGTTTCATGTTCTTGAACCTAGAATCCTGAAGTTCTTCCAAGGCATCACAGCGAATAAGTACGTCCAATGCCTTTTTATTCAGCTTTGAATAAACAATGTTGTCGTTATAGATTAATTCCTCAATTGTTTTGAAAGGACGGTTTTGTAGGATTTGTTCAATAGCTTTCTCGCCAAGACCTTTGATGGAACTCAGAGGTTGGACAAGTGTTTTGTCGTCCTTAATCGACCAATGCATATCAGAATAATTAATGCTGCATGGTAATACATTATATCCTAGATTTTTTACAATATTAATTGAGCGCTCAAGAGATTCTGCCATTGTATTGCTCCGAAAAGATTTTATTAATAATTGATTGGCTCACGCCGTATATTTTTGCTATTTTAACTTGCGATAAAGTTCCCTTAAGTTGTTTTATATCATTCACCTGCTCTGTTGTCAATTTCGGCTGGTTGTTTCTTATAGAAGCCTCACTTATTTTCTTTTTTGTCTCCTCGGAAAGTTTTTTGCCTTTATTGGCTGTTTTAAGTTTATTTTTAGTATTTTCACTTACTTCATGCCCTGCCAATGCCGTTCTTATTTTTTCTTTTGTTTCATCAGAACAAATACGAACTCTACCAATATTTGCCATCTTTAATCTTTCTATTATTTCTTGCGATGCTTTTTTGCCTTTATTCCATGCAATTTTACCTTTATTAGAAATGCTAATTTTTTCTTTATGTTGTTTAGAAAGGCTTTTCCCATAGAAATGGTGCTTTTCGCCACTCATTCTAAATGATTGCTCTTTTTTTCGTTCCTCGGTCCATTCACACCCTAGCGGAGAATTGGCTTGTTTTCTGGCATTGTACCCAAACTCTCGTTCGAACGAGCTTTTAATATCAATCCATTTTTGTTCTAGAGTCAAGAGCTGCTTTTCATCAAATATTTCTTCAATCACCTCAAAAATAAAAGATTCTTCTCCGTGCTTATTCCAAGAACTTTGTAAATAAGGGCTATGATGTATATTTTTATTTAAAAGATCTCTATGTTTTCTCCATCTTGTCTCAATTTCTATTGAGCTTCCAATATAAACTTTGCCTGTGACTATATTTTTTATTTGATAAACACCCTTCATTCTTCTCTCCTATTTATTAGCTATTATCCATCCTACTAATAAATAGTTTTAATTTATAATTTTTCAGTTTGTTTCGTTAAGAACGCCGCAAGCCATTCAATCGGGTAATAATGTAGAAGATAGGCACATTGATAAGAAAGAACAGAATAAGCAACAGCGTGCGACTTGTTGAAGCCATACCCTGAAAAGTATTCGAACGATTGCCAAAGTTCTTGAGCATCTTTTTGATGAATTCCTTTTTCAATGCAGCCCTCAATAAAGCGCTGATGAATACTGTCCTTCTTTTCGTGACCCTTGCCAGTGCCCTTCTTTGTCAAGAGCTTACGCAGCAAGTTGCCTTCATCAAGTGTAATGTCCTTGCCAAGCTTATGAGCCATCAAAGCAATTTGCTCTTGGAAAACCAAGAAGCCATAAGTTTCACCAGCAACTTCTTTTACAATAGGATGTAAATAACGCACAGAACTAGGATTATTCTTTGCTTCCACATACTCTTCGTGAACATTCGCCGCCAGAGGACCGGGACGATAAATAGAAGTGATAGCAGACAAGTCAATGATACTCATTGGCTTTGCTTTAGAACAGAACCTTTGAGCGCCCTTCTCTGCAAACTGGAAGATGCCAGCCCACTTGCCCTGATGAAATATATTCTTGTAGACGGCTTTATCTTCCAAATTCATTACTTCTGGATGAAGATTCTCAAGATAAAACTTTTTAATATCGTCAAACGAAGGATTTGGATTATTCATCTTGCGCCTTAAAATATGACGGATACAATCTTCAATCATCCGAAGTGACGCAAGCCCTAGAATATCAAACTTAATAAAGCCTAGTGGCTCCAAGTGACGAACGTTTTGACCTTCGCTCCAAGGAGTTTGAATAACACCACCAGAATTAATCAATGGCATTTGAGTATTCAAATTATCAGCAATAACAACACCGCCAGCATGGCGAGATTGCGAACGAACCTGACCGTGCAGACCTTCAACGTGATGTTTGATTTGCGGATGTTTCTCAAAGAATTTTTGTAGAGTTGGTGAAAACTCCAATAGTTCTTCATAGGTTGGCGCATAAACACCCGACTTGATTCCATTCTTCTTCTTGGCTAGAGGTGTTGCCTCTGCAAGCATTTTGCTTGTTACATCATTAACTTCCTTGAAGTCAACACCGTAAAGCTTAGAAATATCCTTAATCAGAGAACGGAACTGTAGAGTATTATAATTCGTAATTGGAACTACAGTATTCCCGCCCCACTGAGAAACAAGATATTCTTTGATTTCCATAGGATCGGAAACGTCAAAGTCAATGTCTGGATAATCTGTTGCATCACGACGAATAAAACGTTCGAATTGCAGACCATACTTAATTGGATCTACTTGAGTAATGTCCAGCACATAAGAGATAAGCGAACCAGCCGCAGAACCACGACCAGCGCCACATAGTTGCATTTGACGCGAAGTGTCTGATACTGCTTTCATTGTTAGGAAATACTTAGCAAAGCCACGGTCTTTGATAACCATTAGCTCTTCTTTTAGGCGGCTTACATACTCTGGCTTTTTATCCAAACCAAATTGTTTTAGACCTTTTAGACATTCTTCAGTAAGAGCCTGAATGGCTGACTTGCCATCTGGAACAACAAAGTCGGGCAGGCGAGGAGAGTTATCTGGATAAAATGACTCAATGCGCTCATGTGCAATAACATAAGTATTTTGCAGAGAACGCAACACGACTTCATCATCATACTCAAAGCCACAAGCCTTTGAATACTTTTGATAAGACGCCCACATTTGGTCGCCGTTCTTTGGATAAAGCTCGCTCTTTAGATCGTCCCGCGTTTGTGGAAGATCTCCAATGTCATAGTCAGGCTTATTATTCAGCCAGCCCAAACGCTTATAGATCTCGCGGTCCTTCCAAGCGTCAGGGTTTGGGTAATGAGAGTCGGCAGTTGAGACAAGTTGTAGACCTGTCTTTTGAGCAACTTCAATTACATGCTTGTTGATGTGATGTTGTTCTGCAATGTTATGCCATTGAAGTTCGCCATAGAAACGATCTCCGAAAATGGCTTGAAACTGTTGAACAAGAGCCAACATGGCATCCTGCACAGCATCGTGACCTTTATCTTTATTTTGCCAATAAGCCTTGGACAAAACACCACCCATGCAAGCAGAGCTTACAATGATGCCTTCATTATACTTTTGTAGAAGCTCAAAATCTACGCGAGGATAACGATAGAAGTTTCCGGGCTTGAATGATTCCGAAACAATAGAAAAAAGGTTTTTCAAGCCCTTCTGATTCATTGCCAGAAGAACCAAGTGGGCACGACGACTTATCGTGTTCTTTTCAATAGAACCCGACTTAGTTTCCTCTTCATTCTCTACAACAGTTCCAGATTCCTCTTCGGAACCTTTGACTTTTTTATCTTCCTTATACTTTTCGTATTCGTCCTTCCATTTTGAGATGGAGTCAATAAAATATGCTTCAACGCCAAAGATGGGCTTGAAGTTCTTACCTTCAGCCTTTAGTTTCTTTGAGTGAAGCAGTTGATAAGACAAGCCACTCATGTTGCCGTGATCGGTCAACGCAAGAGCATCACAGCCATTTTGATAAGCAAAGTCAATGTGTTCATTAGGATAGCCTAGACCATCGAACACACTGAAACAACTGTGACCATGCAGATTCACAAATTTAATTTTAGATTCAATGCGCTCCATGTTCCTCCTTAGAATTTGCAGATTTTGATGCCCATTTGATCAATAATTTCTTCTACCGCGTCACAGCCTTTATATCCTAATTGATCTGTTACATTAGAATAAAATTCATCTCGTAGGCTAGGATCATATGATTCCCTGAAATTAGTTTGTGCAATAGTAAGAAAATTTATAAAGAAATCTTTTTGTTGGCTTGTTAATAAATCAAATACATGCGGCAAGCCAGCTTCATCTAAATCGTAAGCGGACATTTGATTGTAAGTTTCTTTAGCAAGTATATATGTTTCGTCTTTATCGCTCATAATAATCATCCCCTATTGTAATAATTTCTTCTAGTTCGCCTTCAGTGTATTCAATCTCTGGAGTGTCATACATTCCGATTTTGGCTAAATCGTTTCTAGGTTTTATTAATGGTACTGTTGGCATTCTTAATTTAAGAGAGCTTGCCATAAACTCACTATATCCACTCCAATTATCAATTGCGAAATATTGGTTCAGCTCAAAGTTGTTCGATTGGTCTAGTATGACAGGTTCGAAAACTTTGTCAAGCACAAAGTTTTTTCCAGAGTAACGCTCTTCAATCGGCAAAGAAATCTTGTTGAATAACACATCTGGATTTGATTCATCGAATATGTTTCGACCAGTTCCCTCTTTAAATACGTGGCTTCGTATTTGACCAAGCTCTTTTCTAGAGAATGTAAAGCCCATATAATCGTTTGTTTTTACAGAACGACCTTGGAACGTCAGATGGAAATTGTGATTGGTATTCTTTGTTTTTTTACGTTGGTCTAAAAGACACCAAGGATTATAACAGCCCTGAACAAAAGACGCATAAAACCTATCTGGTCTTACATATTTGCTTAAGTTTTTGTAAACGTAGTCCGCATTAACTGCGCTGTTTATTATACCCCACCCCATACTATCTCTAACATTTAGGTCGGTTACATTCATAGGAACAAAAAAGATTGGGATGTATTCCTTTTTTAAGAACCTGAACTTTTCAAAACTGTTATAAAAGATATATGGATCTAATATAAAATGACCCACACTTTTTCTAGCGTATGGCGCTTCATCATAATTACAGGAAATCCAAACGCTCTTGCATCCAGCTATTGCACACTCCAATACTGCTCTCTGCAAAGCGTTAATCTTTTTTTCACCAACTGGAATAAGATAATCTTTCCAAGGCATACCAAAATTGTTTTCTGTTTTATGAAGCGATATACAGCCCACCAAATTAAATGAGCGGTTGCTTTTAGTTATTTTATCCATTGATAATACTTTCTTCCGATAATGTGTTGATGACTATATCGCCATGCTCAAGAATAACTTCGTCCAGTATTTCTCTTTTTATTGTATGATGGCATGTCGCTTTCGCCAAATGTCTTGGATGATTGATGACAAAAGTTCTTAGATATTTTTCAAGATAATTTTTAATATAAAAATCAACGTGATGATTTTTTTCTAGAACTTCTTTCTCTAAGATTGTTGAAGTGGTTAATCTTTTATAGGTATCAAACAATCCAAAATCTATAACTCCATTTTCTTGTTTGTCTATGGCTTCATATTCATGTTTATAACATCTTGTAATATTATATGAGTTTATCAATTCATAGGAAACAATTTTTATTTCTGTCTCTAGCCCAATTATGTTCTTTGTAAAACAATGTAATTTTTTATATTTATAAGAGTATAATCTTGAGCGCTCTGATACGATCTTTACAAGATTAAATTCCTTGCTCAGTCGAACTGTTTGCGCTGGTATTTCTAATACCACTTGTCCTTTTGTCGATAATAAAAAATATAGATAAGAGTAAAAATCTTCTTTCTTCAAGCCGACCATAATATTGCCGCTTGGAGTAATAAGATCTTTACTCTCGTTAACTATATTAAATTTATTTAACTCTATATCAATCTTAAAAAAATGATGGGAGTAGGGGATCTCTACTTTTGAGATAATAATAGGATATCCCGTTTTAAACGCAAATACAAGGCTTGCTAAATTCCCACCAATGATAAGATTATCGTAAGAGTACACATGATCTTTCATTCTTTATTAAGAGGAAATAGTTCTGAAATGACCTTCGCAACTTCAGCGGCTACAAGCATGTGTTCTTTTTGTGTTCCAGACCCTTCGCCACGCACTTCAAGATAATGAATCCATGAACGTAATGAACCCTTCATATACATTCGTGATTTGGTTAGACCTTCAGGCAAAACTTTGCGTGCCACTTCTTTAGCAATGCCTCTGCCCAAGGCTTTTTCATATACTTCTTGGCAAGTCTTCATTACAGCACGCTGCATATCTTCCCAATAAATTCTCAACTCTTCATCTGCGCCAGCTAAACTGTTTTGACGATTCTTTAGGTCTTGCAGCCTTACTTCTGAATATTCAAACATATCTCCAAAAGAAGATACGTCAGCATATCGCTGACTAAATTCTTGGAAACTAAATGAACGATGACGCAACATTTGACGAGCAATGTCTCTTGTTGTTTCAATCTCCATTGTTACGTCCACCATTTCAAGAGGACTCCAATGCTTGTGTTTGATTAGATATTTAATAAGTTTTTCTGATGTTGCAGAGTTCATTTGATTTGTTGGGTTTGAAACTCTTGCACAATATGATACTAAATCTGTTAGGGATTTTACCTCTGAATTTTCTAAGATTCCTGCTGGTTTTGTATATGATACCAAACTAACTTTCATTTTCCCTCTAGTTTATTTCTGGAATGGAACTACTGCCTTGAACTATGGATTTGCCAATATCAATAATGACCAAACGTTCTCCATCCAATAATACGTTTGTTGTTTTTAAATCTTTGAATTCAACACCGTTTTGTTTTAAGAAGGCAAGCCCCGAACAAACTTGATTTATATAATTAAACTTTGGCTTGTTGGCACAGGCAACAAAATTGTCAACGCTCTTAAAACAAGAACTATATAACCCATTTACTCCAATCCAAGCGAAAAGAATTGTTTCGGCTTCTTGCTGATTGAAATTAGATGCTCTTGCTATATTTCTAACTATTTGTTCTTGATCTTGAGAAGAGTTTAATAAGTCAGGATTATTTTCTCCAGTTTCACGGAAACGATTCATTATCTGATTAAAATCTTGTGACCATCTATATTTTATTTTATTGCTTGAATTGTGTATATATTGAATGGCATCCTGCATCTGTGGATCTGGAAAGCGTTCTTTGCTGCCGGGATTACCAATAAGTTCACAAATAATAATAAATCTACGATCTGGCTCTTCTTTAAATTTTGCGTTTCTTTTTCCAACATTATAAACTTGATAAACATTTGGGTGGCTTTGCCCAACTACATTCATCGCTGCCGATGCTTCGGCAAAGTCGGAAGTAATTTTTAATACTTTATCACCGACAAACCAAGCAAAGCCCATAGTTCCGCTTCCTAGGAACCTAGGCTCGCCTTCAAGCCCTGCCCATGCTTTTATTTCTTCAAGTTCTTCCTGAGATAGAGGGAACTGGTCCATCTCGGCTTCAGTAAGCTCAACTACTTCATTGAGTACGACTCTAGGATACTTTATAACTGAATCTCTCAGATAAGACCTCCATTCGGTCATTAGTTTTTTCATGCTCATGGAAAATTCCTCATAGTAAATAGGTCAAGCATCTTGAATTAGATAGCCATTTCCATTTTCTACAAGTTTTTGTACTTTATTGGTTTTTACTAGTTGTTCCCAGTATTCGGGAGATACAATAATAGAATCTTTATTTAGGGTTTTTCTGATCCATGATGAACGTGCCATGCCGGCGTTTACAGATGTTGGGCGTGGCACATATAGCTTTTCTCCTATTTCAATAAATAGAGCTTCTTTCATATCCGTCCTCCTTGGACAGATACAATAGTAACCTAGTCACAGATGGAAGTCAAGCACTTTATTATTTTTCTCTAAAAACCAAAGGACGATCACCAACTCTGGTCATGAATTCGCCCTCTTCGCCGCCAGCGAAATCGCCAGTTTCTGCTTTTTGACCGAATCCGGGGAAGCTTGAATTATTTGTACCCAACAAATAAGCCCCCTTGCCGCCTTGTGGAATCATCAGAACTGAATCCTGACAAAAGTATTGCCCTAAATTCTCTATTTGTGCAAAGAAACCAGAATCATCATTTAAATTTACAACAAACAAACTTGCTTCTTTTACTTCTCTGGCGGTATCTTGCATATAATCTTCTACATAAGATCCTAAAACACTAGTAACACCATAACCCATGCCTCTCAATTTCTCTATAAGTTCAGCATTTCTATCTTTATTAATTTCAATAGGTTTTGGACCGGGTTGGTCTACTCTTGAGCCAACAGCGCATTTTGAATTATCTGTTGGATCTCCGCGATATCCAGTAATAATTGCACAATCATGCTCAATTAAATGCTGGTAAGTGCGGCTTAATGATGACTCATTTATGTATTTATTCCAGCTTTCCATCAATTGTTTCATAAACATTCTCCTTTATATAAAAGCACCAATTTTTCTACCTTTCTCTGGATAAATACCAATTCTAGCAAATTTAATGCCAAAGTTTGATCTTCCATCGCTGGTGTATCTGGCAGCCAAAATTGGGGTATATCCATCTCCAAAATCATTTTCGAATGATTTTCTAATCATCATGTGTGTCGCACCCAAAATAAATACATTAGGCTTGTCTGTTTGTTCTAGTGTAAAAATTCCTTGTGCTATTATATCGACATTCTCTGGCGAACCATCTTCTTTAGAGATTTCATTATCAACAACCGATTGATTACCAAAAATAGATAATAATTGTAAAGCGGGATCTTGTATTCTTCTTGCAACAGTAATGCCATTTACTAGAGCGCCGTTTTTAACATATTCAGAGTTCTTTAATGCCTCTACAAAAGACGCCACTTCTGGATGAGTAAATATTGTGCTTCCAGCCTTTGGGGATACACCACTCCATTGACCAAAATCTTGTGGATTGCTTCCGTCTTTATGAGAAATATATACAGAGGGCATTCCAGATTTTCTAATTAAAACAAAATCTGCTTTTGGATCAA